CTATAGATGGAGCGAATAAAGGTGGTTCAAGAATAACGCTAATATCATCATCTATTCTTACGTCATCTATAGTATAAGATTTAGCTCTTCCTATATTTATTCTTCTAGGTGGATTGTAGTCGTCAGTCCAATATAAATAATTCTGATCCTCTGGTCCTTTAATAAAGTTAACACCAGTTATCGCATATTCCTTTCTAAAGTTAAGCTTAGACTCTGTTGTTGGAGTTGCTTTATTTGACTGAAGAACTCTTGTTGTTGTTCCAGACTCTTCATCGTATTCATATATCCCGTCAAATGTATCGCACGCAACAAACCAATATATCTTGTTTAATGCTTCATATTCTACAGCACCAATCGTTCTAGCGTCTGTTGCATCCTCTCCAGATACAGTTCCGATGTCAGCTACAATGGTGTTACCTAGCTTATTCTTTGCAGCACCAGAGTCCTGTCCTTCTGTAGCTTCAACATCAATATTTAACGCATCAACATACTGACCGTCAGGTATTAATCTTTCATCGAGATCCTTATTCATGGATCCCCGTATAAAGCTGTTACGAGTTTCTGCCATTATTTAATTATTTTTCCTTTTCCTCTCAACGCCATTAAAAGCCTTGATGGATGAATATTGGAAAGTCTTAGTTTAGCATTTCGAAGATCTTTTGACTTTTCGTCTTTAGCTCTTTTAATCATGTATTCTTGGATGCCATACTTATTACTTAGCACAGCCCACTTGATATATGAATATAAATATGCTTCAGCAAATTTATGTATAGATACACTTTCATCGTCTCCTTTTTCAAGGCCGTCTGAAACATACTCGATAACTATAAGGTGATTTCTAGCACCTGAACTAAAATCAATAACTCCTGCCTCTTTGTTTACAGTAAAGGTAGGATTTTGATTTGCAATCTCAGGATCTAATCCATATCGTCCACCAACCTGATATCCAAAATACCAATCTCCTTCCCAGCACCATCCCCAGCAGCCTTCATATGCACCACCACCAAAATATTGCTGCATCTCTCCTGTCTTTATGTCAAGAACAGATGTACCTGTAATGATGTTTCCATCATTGTCAAAGAGGATGTTATTATTGTTGTCTTGAAGATAAGCTACTGCAGATTGAGTTTGTCTATTCTCAGACATTGGATACAAAACACCATCTACATTGATAGATATCCTTACATAGTTTACATAGTCCGGTGGCATAACCAACTTCAGGCTATCACCAAGATCTATCTCTACTTTCTTAAATGACCTTAATGCATCATAGTTTATCTCTTGGATGCCCCTTTTTGCATGAAACAATACCTCATACCTTTTAACATTGTTGATTGCTTTATCATCACCAACGTTTATCAACATGAAGTTGTTTATAATGTCAGTCAATGGAACATATTGATATGAACCCCAATTCTGATCTGTTGGCGCAACGTTATTATTGTTGTAATATTGAGAGTCACTTATGTAAGCCATCTATTAATTCTTTTGTTGTATATCCATAACTTCTTCTGAGTTCATTAGCTGAACAACATCCGATTCTCTTATAGATACACCTGAGTAAGCACAAATCTTAACGACCAATCTAGGTCCATCACTTAAAGGTAATTCAAAATCTTGATAGTCAGAAGCCGACTGATTAAATACAGGCTGACCTCCAGACAAAGATGTATACGTCCATTTAGGATCAAATGGATGTCTAATATATAGAATATCTACATTTGACACTATAGTAGTTGGATACACAGCTATACTTGCGCTACCACTATTGTAATCATTCATGGTGTATACAGGATATGCAGTAGTTGGAGCAGTCAGATTTGATGATAGTAAGTTCAACAATTTTTGCTGTGAAACTTTTTCTATCTCTTTATTCCCATTATACGTAAGCCTAATTATTTGATACGGCTTTGGATCAGTAGTTGGGTTGTCTCCTGGGGCATAGAACTTATCAGATGCACCATCATACAATGGTGTATTAGTTATTAGAAATCTATCTATAACTTCTGACAGTCTGCCCGTTATGTCTGAATATCCTGAGTTATGAAGCCTAACATTTGTTTTATTCAAGTTATTTGAATAATCATAAAAGTATTGCTCAAATAACTCAAGTTGAGCCTGTCTTGCAAATTGATTAAACTCTTCGGGAGTTATATATCCACGGTTATCCTTGCTTATTATGGACAGTACTGTATTTCTGATCTGATTAATCATAGTGCAAAGATAATAAAAAAGGGTCAACAAACTGCTGACCCCTTTAAGCTTAACAGATAAAACTATTATGCAACTGCGATGTTACTTACAGCTACAGGAGGATTAACCACGAAAACTGGTCTAGTCCACTCAGTAGTTAGAGCAGCAGCGATTTGCTCTTGAACGAAATCTCTGAAATCATCATCTGATACAGATGCATGTGTGATTGTCAAGATGTCTGTTCCAGTGCTTCCACCTTTGTAAGCAATAGTAGTAGACGTTGCTGAAGCTTGCTCAACCAATACAATTCCTGTTGCAGAAACAAGCTGAGTAGTACTACCTGAAATTGGGAAACTTAAAAACTTTTCCATTTTTTTCTTTTGTTGTTAGTTAGTAAAAGGCAAAGATAGTAATTATTATGCTTCGTATTCTCTAACTAGGAAAGTATAGAAATCTTGACCTTCTTCTGTCTTAATCCAAGCAGCAAGTGCTTTCTCTGGAGTTTCATCCATAGGAACAGAGAACATACGTTTTCTATTATCTTTCAAATTATAATGTACATCGCGTCCATGATTTCTAGTGGAAACATACCCATCTTTAAATGCACGGAAAGCAATATCATCTATAGCCATTTCTGGGTCATCTAATGAGTCCATGAAGTCTTCAGGATAGTCTTCTGCTATTCGCATAACTTCCCATTTCATCTCACTGATTGACATTTTCTCTACATTTCCACCTGTGAATACTCTGATTACAGATGCCATCTTTTCAGGTGTTAAAGATCTTGCTGCAATTTTAGCATCAAGAACTAACTCTTCATTACGAAGTCTTTCCTCGGCATCCTTAGCTGGATCCCACTCGTAGAAAATGTCTCCATTTCCAGGATGTAATTTTAGAAACTCATATAGCACAGGATTAGTATCAGGAACTTGTAATACTCCATCCTCAAATACAATTGATTCTAAAATTGCATTGTCGTCTTGTTCGTCTTGGAATGGTGAGTTTTGATTGCTTGCATATCGCAAGCTTCTATTCTTTTTTAGCTTCTCATCGAAGTGAAGAAGTCTTTTTGCCGAATTGTCTCTTGATTGAAGAATAAAAGAAACCGGTGATTTGTTGCTTTTCAGCAAAAACGTTTTTGTAGCCATTTTGATTTGAATTTAAATTAAAAATAAGGAGGAGGCCGAAACCCCCTCCATTTATTTACTTATGATTATTTGAAAATCATGAAGTTGTTTGCACCAAGTGTACACAATGCACGCTCAGAAAGGAAGTGTACTTCCATAGCATCCAAGTCGCTAGTTTGTGCTCCACCAGCAGAACCAGTGATCCAAGTCTTATACTTACGATTTTCGTTAGCAGTTTCACGGTAACGAACATGCAAGAACGGACGAGTAGTGTTTTTACCAAGAACTTGGTCATACACGTTAGTAGATCCTGCAGGAACCAATACACCATTTACAACACCACCAACAAGACCACCACGAAGAGTAGCATCATTAAGGTATTTCCAGTCAGACTTGTAGAAGTCATAACCTCCACGACGGAAACCTGTAAATCCAAGGTTAAGTGCCATTTGCTGATCGTTATCGAACAATCCGTAAGAAGTACCACCTACACCGTAGCTGTTTTGAGCAGCCAACATATCGTCGATATTCAAAGCGAATGTACGGTTAGCAAATAGAGTGTTCTCTGCGATAGCACCTTGCTTGTCAAGACGGTTAAGGATAGTATCGAAATCAGCAAGTGTAGAAGGAACACCACCTGACCATACGTTACCACGGCTCTCGATAGCTGCGAACATACCCTCAGATCCTTTGTTACCTACATCACCAGTAGCAGCGATAGCACCAGAACCAGCTTCAGCTTCAACATGCTCTACCATCATCATTTCAAGATAATCTTCGAAACGTAGACGAGTCTCATGCTTAGACTTCAAATACCAAAGATATCCTGTTCCATTATCACCTTCAACTTCGATCCATCCGATTTGAGCCATGTCAGATCCTGAGATTGCGAATTTGTCTTTGATGATGATTGGAGATACTTCGAAGATTTCAGTCTCAGCTTCCAAAGAACCTGACATTCCGTTAGCTCCTTTTTTGAATTCAGAACCATAAACGAATGCAGTGATGTCGTTGTTACCTGAGTCAACGATTGTACCACCAGCAGCAGCGTAATATGCAACTGTAAATGTCAAACCAGATACTGCAGTGATGATTGCTTTATCAGCAGCTGTTGAAACATTTGAAGAAAGGAATACAGTTTGACCAACTCGGAAGTTACAAGCTGTAATACCAGCATCAGCTACAGTCAATACAGCTGTATCGTTACCAGCACCATAAGCGATTGAACATGCGATATATTTAGTGTGAAGACGACCTTCTTCTGACCATTTGATCAAGTCAGAGTTAGATGGAATTTCAGCACTCATGTTACGAAGGAAAGAACCGATAGAACGATCTCCGTAACGTCCGAATTCTTTCTCCATTGTATCAGGAAGATACTGATTCAAGAAATCGAAATTAGTAAGGTAGTTGCT